GGACAATAACGTCCGGTGCAAGGTTGGTGCTGGAAGTCGGTGTTCATTCGGTCTACGCAGCTCAACCGTACAGCGTAGCGCAACATGCGATGAGGTTCGGCTACAACGTAGCGGGATGGCTACCGAGTGCCGACAACGTAAGCATCAGCACGACGCTGTCGCCGTGGTGGGAGCTGGACCACAACCTACTGTTTCAACGTGAGTTGTCGGCGGCAACGGGATCGTTCTCGTTGGAAGGGCAAGCCCCGCGTCTGTGGGCTAACAAGGTGAATGCTGACGTCGTGGCATTCGGGGTGAGCGGAAAAGACGCCGCTTTAACGCGGACACGACTATTGGCAGCCGATGCCGGATCGTTCTCGCTAACCGGACAAGACGCTGCCTTCATCGTCGGCAAAACAGTCGGTGCGGACGTGGGGTCGTTTACGCTAGCGGGGCAGGCGTCCGGCTTGCTGGCGACGCGAGTGATCGTTCCGGATGCAGCGGCGTACGTTCTGGCGGGCCAAGACGTCGGCCTGAATCACGGCTTCGCTGCCGAGATGGGCGTCGGGGAGTTCGTGCTGGCGGGGCAGGACGCGGGGTTCGTCGTCGGTAAAGGGGTCGCGGCCGATACGGGCATCTTCGTCGTGAACGGCAAGGACGCGACGCTGGCGTACAGCGGGACTCCTCCGGTGACTGGCAACGGGACGCAGTGCGACACTCTGGCGTGGCTGATGATCGACGAGCCGGGGGGAAGCTGGTGAGTATCTCGCAGGCTCAACCGACGGCACAGCGGGAACGCAAGAAGCTGACTCATGCACAATCCGGCGACCCGCTGCCGGTGACAATCTCGGACGCTGTGGCTGATCAAACGCGGGTCGCGCTACGGCGGCTTCCGGTTCCGGTGTCGATCATCATCGCGGGGCGGAACTCGGCGGCGTGGCTGGTCGAAGCGATTGTGTCGGCACTCACTCAGTCGGTGATGTGCGAGGTGATCTACTCCGACGATTGTTCAACGGACGGTAGCGTGGAGCTGGCGGACAGGTTCGCGTCGTCCGGCCTGATCGTGGTGACGGCGGCGATGCACGGCGGAGTCTGTGCGGCACGCAACCGGGGGGCGGCGGCGGCTCACGGCGAGTTCTTAGTGTTCTTGGACTCGGACGATCAACTGACGGAATTCTACGTCGCGGACATGCTGGCGGCGTGGTCTCCCGGCGTCCCGTTGGTCTACGGCTCGGCAAAGGCGGTCGGTGGGCGTTATGACGGGCGGCACTGGCTCCCGGCTGAGTTCGCGGCGTGGGACCGCTGGGGCTACAACACGGTCAACACGACGTCGCTCTACCATCGGGCGGCGTTCGTCGCGGCGGGCGGCTGGATCGACGCTCCGACGCTGTGGGATTGGGATCTGGCGTTGCGGGTGATTCGGTTCGGAGAGCCGGTCACGTCGAAGGCCGTGCTGCTGTACCGACAACACGACGCAAGCTGGTCGGCATTGCTTGAGGAAAAGGAGTCTGGGTGCGATGAACTCCGGGAGGTGATCCGCAGGCGGAACGCGAGGCTGACGGTCGGGACGCTCTTGTCCGGACGGATACCGGAACTGCTTCCGGTTTGGATGCAGTCGGTCGCGATGTCGGTGCGGTTCGCGGAGCTGACGCAGCCGGTGGAATTGGTGATCTTGTGCGACAAGGCGGCTGCCGGGATGCGGCTGGACATCCGGCGGGAGGCGGCTCGGTGGGGGAACGTCTTCGACTCGGTCGTCGTGACGCCGATAGCGGCCCCTCTGGCGACGGACGGCGAGCGGTCGCACAATGTGTCACGGTTCCTTGCGTCGGCGATGCAGCAGCTTCGTGACGCTTCACACGGGGACGTGCTTTGGATGGTCGAGGACGATGTGCTGGTTCCGCTGGCGGGATGCCGGACCTTGTGGGAGACGGTGACGGCCGGTGTGGTTCCGGTTGAAGCGGCTTCCGGAATCTACCGAAACCGACACGCTCCGCAGTGGCTGATCGGCGGCTGGTGCGAGCCGACGGCGGAGGGTCCGTTCAGATACCGGGAGCCGACGCGACTGCACGAGGTCGCGGCTACCGGTTCGGTCCCGATAGACTTCACAGGGTGCGGCTGCTTGATGACGTGGCTTGATCGTCCGACGATTCCGAAGGCGTGGCGTTCTCATGTGGCGGGGTCAATCGCGGCTCACGATTGGGCATATTGTCTTGACGTGAAGCGGTTGGGTGGGCGGGTTGTGTGGCGTCCTGACGTGCGGTGTGGGCACGCTCGGACAGTGAACGAAATCATCTGGCCGGAATGGGTGGGATAACATGCACGTTTCAATCGTCATCACTTGCAAGGGGTATCGGCGGCATTTGGAACAGTCGGTACCGGCGTGGCTCCGGCAACAGGCCCCGGACGGCGTGACGTTCGACTTGATCGTGGTGGATTACGGCTGCCCGGACGGGACGTTCGACTGGCTCAAGACGCTGACGGTCGGAGACGGGCTGGAGAAACGGCTGCGAGGCATGTTTGTGCCGGACGTGGGAGATACGTTTAATCTGAACATCGCAAGAAATGTGGGGGCCAGAGCGACGTCGGCGGAGTGGATACTATTCTCTGACGCGGACGACGTTCCGCCTGAGTCAGCCTTGCGTGATGCGTTGGCGGCGGCGACGGTCGAGATCGAACTCGTGAACTGGACGCGGGACTTCGGAGAGCGGAGGCCAAGCTGCTTCGGGTCGTGTCTTGTGCGTCGGGACGTGTGGGGCGTTGTGCGGGGCTATGACGAGACTCTCGGCGAGCGGTACGGATACGACGACTCGGACTTCTACCGGCGGGTGCGGAACGATCACGACTACGCGGAGCTGCCGTTTGACGGCTGGCGGATAGTTAATCGGGTTCACGGGGAAGCGACGCGGTTCTACGAAACGGCTGATATGGAAGCGATGAAGGCGGAGAACAGGCGGAGAATCTGGCATCGCGGAGGCGTGGTCAATCCGAACGGGTTCGGCGTGGCTCCGGTGCGTCTGTGGTCTCCGCTACCGGAGTTCGACGGGTGGATGTCGTGGGCGGAGCTGGCTTGGCTGGAGGACAGGGCGAGCAAGATTCCGCCGGGCGGGACGTGGGTCGAAGTGGGCGTCTACCTCGGCCGGTCGTTCAATCGGGTAGGGCGGTCGCTTCCGCACGGGGCGACTTTGATCGGAATCGACTTGTTCAATTCGATGACTGACAAGGCGAAACCGCCGGTCTACGTTTGGGAGCGACTCGGGGCGGCGGTCGATGACTTGCAGCGTGCGAGGCCTGATCTCAGGATCGTGCTGGGGATGCCGGGGGCCGTGGTGATTCCAGACAGTAGCGTGGACGGGCTGTTCATCGACGGGGATCATTCCTCGGAGGGCGTGCAGGGCGATCTGGACCGCTACGTCAGAGCCGTGAAGCCGTGCGGGGTGATCGGCGGACATGACTACGCTCGCGATCATTACCCGGACTTGTGCGACGTCGTGGACGCCAGCTTTCCGGACCGAAGGATTCATCATACGATCTGGGAGGCCCGCAAGCCGTCTTGACGCCTACGACGCTCGCAGACAGACTGGCTCGCAGAGGGCGGGCCGGGCGAGAGTGCGACGGAGGTTGCAGGGGGATCTATGGCGTTCATACGCGGCGATAGAGTCCGGATCACTTCCGGGGACGACGGCGGGAGGTTCGCTGTGGTCGAGGACGACGCTGAGATCGCTGGCGGTGTCGGTCGGATGGTGAGCGTGATTCTGGACGGGTGGGGCACGCGAATCATGCTTCGTCCGGGGTGGCTGGTATTGAAGGGGGTGTACGGTGCGGCACAAAATAAAGCTCTCGAAGGCGGCGGCGCAAATGGTCGTGGCTGAGTGGATAACGCGGGACATCCTGTTGAGGGTGGAGCCGAACGAATACAACGACCCGGAGCCGGAAGTCACAATGACTCTCGGCGAATTGCGGCCAGAATCGAGGCGACTACGAACAGCAGTCCTGTGTGTCGCGTTCCTAGCGTTCGTGTTGGTTCCGTTCGCGATGCTGTGCTTAGGCGGAGATTGGGCGGCAGTCCCGTCGTTGCAGGCCCCGGCCGATAGCGGGCACGCGGACATCCGGGGCGAAATCGAAGCGGCGTTCGGGGAGGCGGCTCCCGTCAAGGCGGGGGCGACGGGCGGGGCTGCTACGAACCTACGGGCGCAGTGGGAGACGGAATACCGACGGGCGACGGCCAAGATAAACAAAGATCGGAAGCTGGCTGGAACGTGGGAGTGCGACGGATGCAGGTTCCGCCCGGTGCTGGATGGTCCCGGTCAGCTCGATCATCATCATCTCGTCAGTGTGAGTCGAATCGCGACAGAACAGCTTCCGGTCGAACTGATATGGGATCCCCGAAACCTCGTGCTGGCGTGCAGGCGGGACGGACCCGACGGGCACGAGTGCGGTTGTCATTGGGCAATCTGTCATCGTGTGGCGGGGAAATCGAACTGGTCAACGGCGAACAAGAACTCTAAAAACGATCTCGCGGCACGCCAGAAACTTCATCCGTAAAGGGCATGGGATGCGACTTCCGAAAACGAGCAGGCAATGGGAGCTTCTGTGGCAGGTTGCGATGGCGATCATCTTTTTCGGGTTCGTCGCTTTCGGCTACAATAACGGCATGAGCAGGACTGACATCGTATTCTGGCTGACACTGGCAGGATCGTCATTCGGGTTCATGCAGGCGAAAGAGGCGTCCACAAAACACGAAAAAGGCGAGTCAATATGAACGCGAGACAAGTCTATGCGCAACAGTGCCGTGCGGAATGCGTGCATCTGACGCGACCGATCTGGCGTATTTTCTGGCTGGCGGTAATCTTGATCGTCGGCGTCGGTGCAATCACAAAAAGGATACACGAGTCGGCTCACGAATCGGCTCACGAAAGGATACGCAGCAATGCTCAGATTCTGCTTCGTGGCGGCGGACCCAATGACGCTGGACGCTATCATGCCAGCGATTTCGTCCATTAGCTCAATCGGGTTCGCGTTGTGGTTCGCACACTACGCGACGACGGTGGCGATGCCGAAGCAACAGGCGGAGCATAGGGAAGCGATCAAGGAGCAGTGCAACACTCATGCGGCGACGATCAAGGAACTGGTCGGAGAACTCAGGGAACACAGGGAGTCCTGCAGTCGCTGGAAGGATTGCCTGCTGTCGCGGCAGACGAACGGGGGTGAGTGATGGGTGGCATGTTCCCGGTAGGCTCCAACTCGATAGATGGCCTGATCGACGAGCTGTCCGGCAACGCGGGGATTCCGTCAATCGAGGTCTCGTCGGAGCGGAAGATCGCGTTCTCGGCGCAGATCGTCCCGAAAGTGAAGTTCAACCCGGTCACGCCAGCGGAAGACACGGAGCGATAGCATGGCATTGACGCTGCTGCGAAACAACGCGAACTACCTCGTGCTGGAGCGGGTGACGGACTACCTGTCAGGCGAGATTACGGACATGGCGGGGACGATCACGATCTTCGACCAGCGGGACGATACGATTCTTCTCGGGTGCGATGCGATGCCGATCACGTACGCGACGAACTCGGAGGGGCGGCACGTCTATTACGTGGCGATTCCGCAAACGGTGCAGATCACTGACGGCACGAAGTACCGGGCTCTGTTCATCTCGTCCAATTACGGGGTTGAGGCGGAGATGATACTGACAGGCCGAAGGAGGGTGCTGACGTGACCGCTACCATCGACCAAGTGCTTGCCGGTGTGGTGTCAACGATCCGGGGCTTGTCGCTCACGGGGATCACGTCAGCGAACGTGGTGTCACAGATCGTCGGCGACGACGAAGAGGGGGCGGGGCCGACGGTGGCGGGCTACCCAGCGATCATCTGCACATGCAACGCAGGAGAGACGACGGGCGAGGGGACCAACTTAAGGGACGACTGGCTCTACCCGGTGACGGTGGTCATCATCTCGACGGAGAACCGGAGCCAGACTACGAATCGGGCTAGGAATTTACAGTGGCGGCAGAGCGTGAAGAGGGCGTTCCACAACAAACGGTTGGCCGGAGTAGACGGCGGCGACTCGCTTCCGTGTCGTGTGGTCGGTGGCACTGTGGCGGATCGTCCGCGATGGTTGCAGAATCAACAGGCTCAGTCGCTGCGAGTCGATGTCACAATTCGGGAGGTGAGGACGTGAGCAAAGCAAAACCCATTAAGGTGGACGAGTCCGTAGACGTGCAAGGCGAGTGGGAGATCACTGGCCCGTCCGGTGAACTCCGATTCAAGCTGGGCGGCGTTCAAAGGGCGTTGGGGCTGTACGCGGAACACTTCGGGCTGGGACTGGATGCAGTGGTCGATGGCGTGCGTTCGGGTCGCGTAAGCGTGAGGGCATGGAATGAGCGAGCTGAAGCTGGAGGAGCTGCCGGTGTTCATGGACACGGTGGGGCAACTGACGTCCCGGCCTAAGCTGTCGGGCGTGCTTACCGATTGGCTCCAGAGGGTGGCGGGTTCGCTCGGCGTCGGGTTCCAGCAGTCCAAGGATCCGTCCGGGGCGGTGTGGAGGCCGCTGAAACGGAAGCGGCCGAAAGGGCACAATCAGGGGACTCGTCCGCTGATCGACACGGGGGCAATGCAGGCGTCTATCATTTCGACCGGAGCCGGTCATCTTCAAGAGGTGACGGACGATTCAGCCATGATGGGGACGGCGGACGAGAAGGCGGCCTTCCATCAATTCGGGACGTCCCGTATACCGGCCAGACCGTTCGTCGGGATCTCGGACGAAATGGCGGACTTGGCGGCCGAGATGGTCGCTGCGGAAATCATCAAAACCTTGCAAGGGATCTGAAACATGGGAACTCCAGCGGTCGGTGTGGCGGCGAAGATGGCATTCGACACGGCACTGCCTTTCGATACTTCGTCGATCCCGATGGAGTTCGAGTCGTGTTCGGTCAAGAAGACGGGCCGGATCATCGCTACCGACGGGATGCGAGGAACACGTCAGCTTATCAAGGAGCGATCCCGCGATGACGGCTACGACGTAGCGGGAACGATTGTCATGGCGGCGACGCCGCTGGCGTTGGACCAGTGGTTGCCTTTGATTCTCGGAGCCGTAGAGGCCAGCGACGTTTTCGATCTGGCGGAAACGCTACAGTCGGGCCTCCTCATGGTGGATTTTGGTTCCAAGGTGTTCACGTGGGCAGGAGTCCATGTCAACAAAGCGACGTTCAAGGCGCAACAGGGGAAGGTGTTGATGATGTCGCTGGACATCGTGGCTAAGACGGAGAGCGTAGGGAACTCCGGAACCTTCCCGGCCCTGACGATGCCGGTGGACCTGCCGTATGTGCTGTCCGACGCGGTAGTGACGGAGGTCGGGGCGACTCGCGAAGTGTCAGAAATCGAGATCGTCATCGACAATCAACTGGACACGGCTCGGGCTCAGAACAGTCTTACGCGAACGGCGTTTCCTTCTGCGGGTGTCATGATTACGCTGAACACGAGTCACCCCTACTCGACGTCGGAGACGGACCTTTACGGACAGTCGGTGCTGGGTTCGGCCGGGTCGGTCGTGTTCACGAACGCGGCGACGAACACGAAGGTCTTGACGTTCGCGTTCGCGAACCTGCAAGCCCCGGACATCGGGCCGGATCTCGGGTCCAAGGCGGAGGTCAGGCTTCCGGTCCAGTACGTGGCGAGACGAACGACGGCGACGTCAGCCCTGATCGTGACGAACGCGAACACTTGATGAAAGCACGCTCCCGCACCGGGCGACGCGCGGCAACGGCCTCGGGACTTGTTCCGGGGCCGTTGTTGTTTCTAGTATGGGTGGCGGGATGGTCGCGAAAACTGTTTCGCGACCACAGTGGAAAACACTAGAAAACAGGGGCGGCGGCATGGGTGCTTACATTCCAGACGGGCAAACGGCAAAGGGCTACATTCCAGAAGAACGCAACGGTGCGAGCGTGCTGTGGGAGCCGTGCAGGTTTTCCTATCGTCCGGCGACAGCGGCGGAGGTCGAGGCGTTGGCGTTGTCGGCGTCGGCGGTGCAGCTCGAACAGAGGCGGGTCAAGTTTCTTGCGGATCATCTCGTTTCGTGGGATCTGCGATACAACGGCGACGTGCTGCCGGTGTCGGCGGACGTGCTGTCCAGACTCCAACACGGATTCCGCCTGACCATGCTGAACGTCATCACGGGGCAATGGCACTCGGACCCGGACCCGCTGGACGTCGCCGCTGTGAAGCCGGTTGATCTGGTGGCGACGGCGGGAAACTGACGAGCGGGGTGATACTGCTGGAGCGGTGGCCGGAGGTCGCGGCCGTCGATTGCCTCGTCTGTCAGAAGATCCAGCATGACGACAACTGGCGTCCGATCATGCAAGCGGGGCAGCCGGTCCCAAGGCCGTCTGGCATAAAACCGCCTTGCGGCTATCCTCACATCGGCTGCCCGAAGGGGACGCCGGAACAATCACGGGCACTGACGACGGAGAACATGCAGGCTTACCGTTTTCACAAGGAGTGCGAGGCTGTCCAGCAATGGCCGGAAGACGCGATTGTGAGGAGGAACGCGGCTGTGATTCGGAGTGCGGAGTCCGTCGTGCGGAGGTGGCGAGAGCAGGAAACGGCGGCGTTGTTGAAGGCGTTCTTGGGAGTCACAGCTAATGTCCGCTGACGTCACAAAATCAGTGATTCTGACGCTCAAGGTGGTGGCCGATCCGTCGAACGCTAAGGTCACGGCAGCAACGACGAAGTCCGTCAAGGACGGCGTCGCGGCGCAGGTGTCGGAGTTCGCCAAGGCGACGGCGGTGGTGGAAAAGGAATCGGCCAAACAGGCGGCGGCGGTGAAACGTGCGGCGGAGCAGAACGCCAAGCAATTCGACATGTTCTCCGAAAAGGCGTCGGCGATGAGTCGGGGGGCGTCCCGGAAGATCATCGAAGTCGGCGGGGCTTTTCTGCAGGTTGCCCAAGGCGTGGCGACGCTCGGCGTGCTGTCGGAGGAGACGACGGAGGGGATGCTTCGTGGGTTGGTCAAAGTCCAAGGCGGGTTCCAGATCATCCAAGGACTAGGGAAGAGTTATCTGGATCTGACGGAGGCGGCTCAAGGGTTTGCGAAGGCGGCGGAGGCGGCCGCATCCGCTCAGAAGTTACTGGCGACCTACTCCGGTGTGCAAACGGCAGCGGCTGGTGTCAGTGCGGCTACGGCGGCCGGTGGAGCAGCGGCAGCGGGCGGTGGGACGGCGGCGGCAGCAGCCAGTGGAACAGCGGTGGCCGCCGGGGCGACGGCGGCGAAGACGGCGATGCTCGGCGTGGTGTCTGCGTTTGGGGCTGTCGTCGCTGTCGGCGGTGCGATTGCGTTGGCTGGCCAAGAAATCGGGGCACAGCTCGGACTGTGGGAGTCATTCACCGGGGCGATAACCAAGTGGCATACGGAGGCCAAGACCGGGGCTCAGGTCGCTCGGGATCTCGCGGCGACAGAGGCGGCGGTGGCGAAATCGAGGACGGAGGCGGACCGGAGGAATCAACGTCAGGGAGCGGAGGCGGATCGCAACGACCGCAACGCGGGGTTCCGTGGGACACTGTCGTCTCTGGCACTCGGCGCAAGTGGCGGGACCGACAAACAGAAAGTCGAGGCGGAGAAGGCGAATCTTTTGAAAGAGCAGGCGACGATTC